CCGAGGCCTTCGGCGGCGGGCAGGCGAACTTCACGAGCCTTGCGGCCGGGAACATCGCCAGCGCGGAGGCGATCGGCGCGGCCGTCGTCCTGGGTCCGCAGACGATCGGCGATGCGGGCGGGATCGCCAGCGCGGAGAGTTTCGGCAGCGCCACCGCGCTGGGCGGCGAGGTTGTCGTGCCTGCCGTGCTCGGCGGCAGCATGTGGTATGCGCCGCCCATCCGCAGGCGGCCCGCGCAGCAGGCGGTTGGCGCCCTCGGCATTCAGAGCGCGGAGGCATTCGGCCAGGCCGAGCTGAAAGCGCGCGCGGTGGCCGCGGTGGCGTCGATCGCCAGCGGCGAAGAGTTCGGCGAGCCAGGGGTGAAGCAGAGCCCCTCGGCGCGGCAGTTGCAGGACGAGCGTGACCTTCTGTTCGATCTTTAAGGAGAAGCCATGAACGGCCGTCTAGTGCGCCTGATGACCGAGTTCTACCGCACGCCCTGGGCGCTGCTGCCCGAGACCCTGGCGATGCTGAAGGTCGTGCTCCACCGCGCTGCCGACGGCGTGCGTTTAAACGCGGACGAGATCCGCGCAGCGGTGGCGCCTGGCGCCTATGACCGTGGCGAGGACGACACGCCGGAGCGGGCGGCAGCGCGCCGGCAGGCACGCGAGGAGAGAGTGCGCCCTGCGGGCAGCAACCTGATCGCCGTGCTCCCCGTGTCCGGGGTCATCGGCCACCGCGCGCACCTGGTGGAGGACTCCTCCTCCGGCGTGGGCACCTCGACCGAGATCCTCGGGCGGCACTTCCGCCAGCTCGTCGCAGACCCGAACGTGGGCGCGATCGTGTTCGACCACGACTCGCCCGGCGGCAGCGTGTTCGGCATTGCCGAGCTCGCGGCCGACATCCACGCCGCGCGCGGGAAGAAGCCCGTGATCGCGGTGGTGAACTCGCTCGCGGCCTCGGCCTCCTACTGGCTCGCGGCGCAGGCCGACGAGGTCGTCGTCACCCCGGGCGGCCAGGCCGGCTCGATCGGCGTGTGGACCGCGCACGAGGACTGGAGCGCGTTCCTGGAGAAGAAGGGCGTCAAGGTGGAGCTCGTCTCGGCCGGCAAGTACAAGGTCGAGGGCAACCAGTACGCGCCGCTGGGCGACGAGGCGCGCGCGGCGATCCAGGAGCAGGTGGACAAGTACTACGGCATGTTCGTGGAGGATGTCGCCCGCGGCCGCGGCGACAAGCCCTCGGCGGTGCGCGCGGGCTACGGCGAGGGGCGTATGCTCCTCGCTGCCGATGCGGTCAAGGCGAAGCTCGCCGACCGCGTCGCCACCATGGACCAGGTCATCGGCGAGCTGCAGGCGAAGCTGGGCGGCGCAGGTGCTGCCGCCCACTCGCGCGCCCGCGCCGAGGACCAGCTGCGCCTCGCGGCGCTCGGCTAGACCGAATTTCCGAATCCGGGAGCGCCGCGGCGGCGCTCCGATCGCGCCGGGCTCCGTCGAGCCCCGGGGCGTCGCTGCCCGACGGCAGCTGCTTTGCCGACCACATCAACCAAGGAGACCCGAATGAACCCGCAACTCCGCGCTCTGCTCGAGCGCAAGCAGCAAACCGTCGGCGCCGCGAAGGCGATCACCGACAAGGCCGCGGCCGAAAATCGCGACCTGACCGACGACGAGCGCAAGCAGTTCGACGGCCACATGGCCGCGCTCGAGACCATCAACGCCGACGTGAAGCGCCAGGAAGCGCTGATCGAAGCCGAGCGCAGCGCGCCCGCGATCCCGGCCGGCTCGGGCGCCCGCGTGCGCGACAATCTCGCCGACGACCCGCGCGGCGGCTTCCGCTCCTACGGGCACTTCGCGCAGCACGTGATGCGCGCGGGCCTGCCCGGCGGCTACGTGTCCGACGAGCTCGCCCGCTGGCAGGCGGCGGCGCCCACCACCTACGGCAACGAGGCCACGGGGGCCGATGGCGGCTTCCTGATCGCGCCCGAGTTTTCGCGCGAAGTGTTCCAGCACTCGCTCGAGCAGGACGCGCTGCTGCCGCTGACCGACGACTACCCGGTCACGGGCAACTCGCTCACCTTCCCGCGCGACGAGACCACGCCCTGGGGCACCGACGGCATGCGCGCCTACTGGGAGACGGAGGCCGGCGTCGCGACGCAGACCAAGCCCAAGGGCTCGGTGGCCTCGCTGCGGCTGAACAAGCTGATGGCGCTGGTGCCGGTGACCGACGAGCTCGCGGCCGACGCCGCGGCGCTCGACCGCTACATCGGCCGCAAGACCTCGGAGTCGATCCGCTGGAAGGCCAATCTCGCGTTCTTCCAGGGCTCGGGCGTTGGCCAGCCGCTGGGCTTCTTCGGGCACGCCGCGCAGGTGAGCGTGGCCAAGGAGGGCAGCCAGGCGGCCGACACGATCGTGGCCGAGAACATCGTCAAGATGTACGGTCGTAACCTCGGCCGCAGCCGCGCGATCTGGATGATCAACGACGACGCGCTGCAGCAGCTCATGCTGCTCAAGATCGGCGACACGCCGATCTGGACGCCGCCGGGATCGGGCCTGAAGGACGCGCCCAACGGCCTGCTGATGGGCCGGCCGATCATGGTCACGCAGCTGTGCAAGACCGTGGGCGACCAGGGCGACATCGCCTTTGCCGACTGGAAGGCGTACCGCACCATCACCAAGGCGGGCGCGGGCATCGAGACGGCAACCTCGATGCACCTGTACTTCGATGCGGGCGCGATGGCCTTCCGGGCCACCTTCCGCGTCGATGGCCAGCCTTCGGCCGCCGCGGCGGTCACGCCGGCGAACGGCAGCAACTCGCTCTCGCCGTTCGTGGTCCTCGACGCGCGCGCCTAACCGGCGCGAGCGCCGGCAGGGCATAGCAGCACAACGCAGCATGCCGGCGGCGCATCTGCCGCCGGCGCCCCACGACTTTTCAGGAGAAAAGAAACATGAACCTCAACCTCAAAGCCTCCGAGCAGGTGGCCGTGGTCGGCAACATCGACCCGGACGCCTACGCGGCGAGCACCGTCACCACCGGCTGGATCGCGGCCAAGAACTTCCACAGGTTCCTTGCCATCGTGCAGGCCGGCGACCTGGGCGCCTCGGCGACCCTGGATGCGAAGCTCCAGCAGGCCTCCGACGGCTCGGGCACCGGCGCGAAGGACATCACCGGCAAGGCGATCACGCAGCTCACGCAGGCGGGCACCGACAGCAACAAGCAGGCGCTCATCAACCTGCGGCCCGACGAGCTGGATCTGGACAACGGCTTCACGCACTTCCGGCTGTCCATGACCGTCGCGGTGGCGACCTCCGATGCGGGCGGCATCGTGCTCGGAGTCGGCCCGCGCAGCGGCCCGGCGCAGGACAGCGACGACGCGGCGGTCGACGAGATCGTCGGCTAGTCGCGGTTCGCAGCACCGCAGCTTGGCAGTACCGCTGTAGCAGTTCCTTGGAGGGCAGTTTGGCGGCCGGGGGCGTGGAGCGCTCCCGGCCGTTTCTTTTCACGGAGGTCAGGCATGACCAGGAAAATCAGATTCGTGCGCGACGTGTTCGCCGACGGCGCGAAGGTCCACGCCGTGGGCGACGTGCACAACCAGGCGCCCGAGCTCGCCAAGCACCTGCGCCGCGGCAACGCGGTGGAGGTCGAGATTGCGGACCCGATGACCGAAGTCAAGGCCGGGGGCAAGGCCAGGGGCAAGAAGTAAGCCGCGGGCGCGTTCGACCCGGACTCCCCGATGGCCGACATCGTCCTCTCGCCGCCGCTTGCCGAGCCCGTCCACCTGGACGAGGCGCGCGCGCACCTGCGCGCCCCTTCGGGCGACACCTCGCAGGATGCGCTCATCCGCCGCGCGATCGCGGCGGCGCGCCGGCACGCCGAGAGCCACTGCCGCATCGCCATCGTGCGCCAGCAGCGCCAGCTCTCGCTGGCTGCCTTCCCTTGCGAGATCGAGCTGCCGGTGGGCCCGTTGCGCGCGGTGCAGAGCATCGAGTACGTGGACACCGCCGGGGGCCTGCAGACGCTGTCGGCCTCGGCCTACCGCGTGGACAAGTACGCCGAGCGCGGGCGCATCGAGCCCGCCTACGGCACCGTCTGGCCCTCCCCGCTGGAGGTGTCCAACGCGGTGATCGTCAAGTACACCGCCGGCATGGTGGTGCCGGTGAGCGCGGTGGACGCGGGCACCGACACGCTCACCGCCTACGGGCACGACCTCGCCGCGAGCGACCCGGTGCGGGTGTGGAATTCCGGCGGCGCGGTGCCGGCGGGGCTCTCGGAGGCCACGCCGTACTACGTGCGCTCGCCCGCCGCCGACAGCCTGCAGGTATCGCTCACGGCTGGCGGGGCGGCCGTGGACATCACCGGCGCCGGCACCGGCCAGAGCTTCCTTGGCCAGGTGCCCGACGACATCGTCGCCGCGCTGCTGCTGCTCGTGGGCCACTTCTACGAGCACCGCGAGCAGAACTCGGACTTCGAGACCTATGCGCTGCCGCTGGGCGCGGAGCGGATTCTTTCGCCGTACCGGCTGATCCGGTTCGGCTGACTCGCGCGGGCTGGCGATGCGTGGCGGACGGATGCGCAACACGGCGGCGATCGAGCAGAACACGCCCACGCGCGACGCGGGCGGGGGCGAGGTCGCGGCCTGGTCCAGCTACTGCGCGAGCTGGCCCTGCGAGCTCGTGCAGGTGCGGGGCGGCGAGACCTTGCGCGGGCGCGTGGTCCACGCCGCGGCCGAATACGTCGCCATCGGGCGCTTTGTGGCCGGCGTCACCCCGCGCATGCGCGTGACGCTCTCGGGGCGGACCTTCGAGGTCCTCGCCGCGCACGACGTGGAGTCGCGCGGGCGCGAGCTGCGCCTGGATCTGCGGGAGCGCGCGCTGTGAGCCTGGATGTCGCGGGCACCGCGCCGGACAGGATCGTCATTACCGGGATGCGCGAGCTCGCGCTCTCGCTCGACCAGTTTCCGGAGAAGGTGCAGCGCAAAGCCCTGGCCAAGTCGCTGCGCGCCGCGGGCCGGGTGATCCGCGACCTCGCGCGCAGCCAGGTGCCGGTGAAAAGCGGCAAGCTGCGCGCCTCGATCCGCGTCACCGTGGTGCGCCGCGGCGGCAAGCTCGTCGCGCGCATCATCGCCGGGCGGCGCGTGAAGAAGGACGACCCGTTCTACGCCTGGATGGTGGAGGGCGGCACGCGCCGGCACGAGATCCGGCCCAAGGGCAAGAAGTCGCTCTTCCTCGCCGGGTTGTTCGCCGAGCAGGTCGAGCACCCGGGCGCCGAGGCGAAGCCCTACCTCGGCCCCGCGCTGGAAGAAGGCGCGCAGTTCGCGCTCATCCAGATGCAGGAAGCGCTCGCCACCGAGATCGAGGCCATGGGCGGCGGCTCGGACCGGTACCTGTGAGGCCACGGTGATCGAAGACGCGATGTATACGATCGCCAAGGCGCACGGCGGCCTCACCGGGCTCGTCGGCGCGGGCGACAACTGCCGGATCTACCCGAGCGGCGCGCAGGTGCGTGTGCTGCCCGACGTGGAGTGGGTGAAGGAGCCCTTTCGCCCGATCAGCGGCATCTGGCTAGACACCGGCTGGGGCTACACGGTGTTCGACTTCCTCGTGCGCGCGGCCACGGCGCGCGAGGCGGGGCTGGTGGTGGAGCAGCTGCGCAGCTGTTTTGCGCGCTACCACTCGGGCGGTGCGGTGGTGGGCGCCACCGCCCACAAGATCGACGACATCGAATCGGACGAGGCCGACCAGGCCGCCGACTACGACCACGAGCTCGGCTGCTACACGCAGGGCATCGCGTTCGAGTTTTTCCACAACTGAAGGAGCAGCGCGCATGGAAGGCAAAGACAAGGCTCTGCCCTGGCAGGGCGACGAGTTCGAGGGGCAGGGCGGGTCGTTCGTCTACGACCCGAAAACGAAGACGCGCACGCGCGTACAGGAAAACGCGTTGCCCGCGGCGGCCGAAGGCGGCCAGGCGAACACGGGAACGGCGGCCGACTCCGTCCGGAAATCGAAGAAGGAGTAACGACCCATGACCGAAGCGATCGACAAAAAACGCGCCATTCTCGCCAAGATCGAGGGCACCTACGGCACCGATTCCACTCCCACCGGCGCGGCGAACGCGGTGCTCGCCCGCATCGCGGGCTGGCGCCCGCAGGCCGTCAACTACGCGTCGCGCGACGACATCGCGATCCCCGCGCTGGGGCGCTTTGCCTCGAAGACTGCCTACCAGTGGGCCGAGATCGACCTCGAGGTCGAAATCACCGGCGCGGCGGCCGCCGGCACCGCGCCGCCCTACGGGGCGCTGCTGCGCGCCTGCGGCCTCTCGGAGACCATATCGCCCGGGGTGAGCGTCACCTACGCGCCGATCTCCGCCGCGCACGAGAGCGCGTCGCTGTACGCCAACATCGACGGCATGCAGCAAAAGCTCCTGGGTCTGCGGGCGAGCGTGTCGCTCGTGTACCGCAACGAGGAGATCCCGTTCTACCGGCTGCACGGCATGGCGCTCTACGCCCTGCCCACCGACACGGCGCTCCCCACCCTGACCCTCACCGCGCACCAGGCGCCGAAGCCGGTGAACCGCACCAACACCCCCACGGCCTCCCTGCACGGCTACTCGTTCGGCCTGCAGGAGCTGGAGATCGACCTCGGCAACGAGCTGCAGTACCTGTCGCTCCCCGGCGGCGGCACGAACAAGGTGCTGATCGTCAACCGCAAGCCCTCGGGCCGCGTGACCATGGAGCACCCCACAATCGCGCAGAAGGACTTCCACAGCATCGTCACTTCGGGTGCGACCGGGGCGCTGTCGGTGGTCCACGGCACCGTGGCGGGCGCGATCCACACGCTCACCGCCAACCAGGTGCGGCTCACCGACCCGCAGGTGGGCGCGCTGAAAGGGGTGCGCACGCTGTCTTTGGCCCTGGAGTTCGCGCCCAGCAACTCGCTGAACGACGAACTGTCGATCGTCTACACGTAGCCGATCATGTTCGTACTCAGCGGAAAACCGACCTACCGCTTCAGGGTGGAGGTCAAGCGCCCGAACGACGCCACGGGCAAGTGGGAGACCTTCGACTTCATCGCCGAGTTCAAGCGCCGCTCGCGGCCTGAGCTGGAGGAGATGATCAGGAAGGGCCTGCCCGGCGACGCCGAAGTGGTGGCGAGCGAGTTCGTCGGCTGGTCCGGGGTGAAGCAGCCCGACGGAACGGACCTCGAAGTCACCGACGCCAACCGGACCGTGCTCCTGGCCGAGCCGATGGTGCAGGCCGCGATCGTGCGCGCCTGGCTCGAATCGGCGGTGACGGGCCCCGCAAAAAACTGAGCGAGGCCGCCGCGTACTGGGCGCGCGGCGGCGCCGAACTCGACCAGGCACGCGAAGATCTGCGCGTGCTGGGCGTACCCGAAGCGCAGATCGACGCCGAGCTGGGCCCCAGGGAAGAAGGCTTCCCGGTCTGGCCCGAGAACTGGCCCGCCCTGCAGGCGTTCCTCGCCGTGCAGACGCAATGGTCGCTCGGCATGAACGGCCCGACGGGCCTTGACTACACGCGCGTGCGCGCCGGGCTCGAGCTCGCCGGCGTGGAGTGCACGCCCGCGCTTTTTCAGAAGCTCCGCATTCTCGAATCCGCGGCCCTTGCCGCGCTCGCCAAGAGGACGAAGAAGCACTAGACGATGCGTGCCGCCGCAGTAGAATCCTGTGCTATGAAATCCGGTATCTACATCATCCGGCACAGGGCGAGCGGCAGGGTGTACGTTGGAAGCGCAGTAGACATCGCGGATCGTTGGGGAGGTCACAAGCGTGATTTGACGCGCGGGACTCATCGAAATCCGAAACTGCAGAACGCATGGAACAAATACGGCGCAGGGGCGTTTGTTTTTGAAGTCGTCGAGCGCGTGGATGACGCAGCCGATCTAATAGCTCGCGAGCAACACTGGCTCGACCTGACCGGGGCTGCGCTTGACGACCGTGCTGGCTACAACATTGCGCCTCGCGCGGGAAGTCAGTTTGGAGTTCGATTTGCTCCAGAGGTGCGCGCCCGGATGGGCGCTCCTCGTGGGCGCAAGTTGACGCCAGAACATCGTGCGAAGGTGGCGGCAGCGTTGCGGGGACGAAAGATGTCGCCTGAATCAATTGCTAAGACGTGGGCTACACGGCGGGCGAACGGGACCGCCAACGTCACTATGGAGCAGCGCTCCGCTCGCAGTAAGGCAATGACCGGCCGCGTACTGGGGGCCGCGCAGCGCGAACGCATTGGCTTGTCACAGCTCGGACAAAAACGTCCGTCCGTAGGTGTGAAGCGCCGCGCGTGGTGGAAATCTCTGTCGACCGAAAGGCGAGCGGAAATCGTAGCTAAGATTAGCGCGTCCCAGAGGGGCCGTGAGGTTCCACAATGGAAGAAGGATCGAATTGCGCAAACTCTTAAGGGCAGAACTCTAACGGCTGCGCATCGCGAAGCTATTGGAGCATCCCTTCGCGGCATCAAGCGACCGGAGTGGTCGGCGCGAATGCGGTCCGGTTCCTGGAAGACGCGGCGCGGAATGGGAAGCAAGCAGACCACGCAGTAAAAACAGCAACCAGTTATCTATAGAAGGGGCGCGCGTGCGCCCCTTTTCTTTTGGAGGGTTTAAATCGTGCGGGCCGGGGTACTTGTCGTTGACATCGCCGCGAACGTCGCGCGCCTGCAGAAGGACATGCAGGATGCCAAGGGCGTCGTCGCGTCCGCGATGGGCGACATCTCGCGCTCGGTCAACGTCGCGAAGACGGCGCTCGGCGCGCTCGGGGTCGGCTTTAGCGTGTACGGCGTGGGGCGTTTCGCTCAGAGCGTGATCGACTCGGCCGACGCACTGTCCAAGCTTTCGCAGAAAACCGGCATCGCGACCGGAGAGTTGTCGCAGCTTCAGTACGCGGCCGGCCTGTCCGGTGTGTCCACCGAGGCGCTATCCAAAGGCGTCAAGGGACTGTCGCAGCGGATGACGGAGGCGGTGGACTCCACGAGCAAGGCCGGTCAGCTGATGAAGGCCCTCGGCGTGGATATCAACGCTGGGGCAACGCCGGCGATCGAGGCGATCGCAAGGACGTTTGCACAGCTCCCGGACGGCACCACCAAGGCAGCGCTGGCGGTGGAGATCTTCGGCAAGGCCGGCATGGACATGATCCCCATGCTGAATATGGGCGAGGCCGGGATCCGCGCTCTGAAGGAAGAAGCACAGCGCCTTGGGCTGACGATGAGCACCGAGACGGCGAAGGCGGCCGAGGCGTTCAACGACAATCTTGCAGCCGTGAAGAAATCCGGCGAGGGCGCCGCGATCGCCATTCTGAACGAGCTCTCGCCCGCGATGGTCCGCATCACCCAGGCGATGAAGGAGGCCGCCCAGGACTCAGGAGTCCTCAAGGCGGTATGGATTGCGATGGGCGGCGTCGCCGCGGAGGCGCTTGGCCTGAACGACAGCGAGACGAAAAAGCTAACGGCAAACCTGCGCAGGGCTCAGGAGGAAGTCGCGAAGCTGGGCGCGCACATCGACGCTTTGCGCAAGCAGGACCTGCTGTCTGGTGTCGTCACCGCCGGCAACATGATCGAGGGCTCGTTTCTGAGGGCGAATGCGCAGCTGCGTCTCACCCAGAACCTCCTGGATGCCATGGCCGGAAAATATGACGACCAGGTAACGCGCTCTCAACAACGTGGGCGCGTGTTGCCGGGAGGGGTGGACGAACGAGGGCGCGTTGGGACGGACGTTGCTCTCGAGGCAAGGCTGAAGCAGCTTCTGGGCTCCGGCCCCGACGACAAGAAGGCCAAGAGCAAGTCGCTGGGCGACCTGCTCAACGAAAGCGCGGGCGTGTCCAAGGATTTCTACCAGGACCTGCAGACGCTCCACGCGGGCTACACCTCGGGCCGGATCACGCTGGATCAATACAGCGAAGCGGTCGCCCGGCTGATCGAGAAGCAGTCCTTCGCGAAGGAGCTCACCAAGGCGCAGGCCGAGGAGACCAGGCTCCTCGTCGAGCAGGCGCAGCGCCAGGTGGAGCAGCAGGAGAAGCAGGACGAGATTCTCGCCAATCTCAACAGCACCATGTCGGCGCACGCGCAGGAGCTCGAGCTGGAGACCTCGCTCGTCGGCGCTTCGGCCGCCGAACGCGAGAAGGCGATCGAGTTCCGCAAGATCGACCTGGCCCTGGAGAAGGCGATGGTCCAGGCCACGCCCGAGACGATAGACGCGCTCTACGAGCGGGCGGCGGCCGAGAAGGCGCGCCTGGGCGTGCTGATCGACACCAAGGTCGCGCGCGAGAAGGCCGCGGAAGCCGCGAAGGATGCCGCCAAAGCCTGGGAGGACGAGTTCGAGCGGACCTCGGACGTGATCGAGCGCTCGCTGACGGACGCGCTGATGCGCGGCTTCGAGGGCGGCAAGGGTTGGGCGCAGAGCTTCAAGGACGCCCTGGTCAACATGTTCAAGACCCTCGTGCTGCGGCCGATCATCCAGCCGATCGCGCAAACGGCCGCCGGTGGAGTGCTGGGTGCGTTCGGTGTCTCCGCGCAGGCGGCCACCGGCGGCGGACTGCTCGGTGGCGGCGGGACCGGTGGCGGCGGCGGACTGCGCGGCGGCGGCGGGCTCGCCGACCTGATGCCATCCTTTTACGATCTGTCTTCGCTGGGCAACACGCTCCTGGGCTCTGGCGGGTCCGTCAACTACGCAATCAACAGCGCGCTCGGCCTTACCGGCGCCGCGACGTGGGGCCTGGCCGAGGAGGCGGCGGCGCTGGGCATCGGCGGACTGGGGGTTGCTGGCCAGGGCCTGGCGTCGGGCCTGAGTTTCGCCGGGCCGCTCATTGGCGGCGCGATCCAGGCGCTGCAGGGCAACGTCGCCGGCGGGATCGGCTCGGCCATCGGCGGCATCGCCGGCAGCGCCTTCGGGCCGATCGGGACGGTCGCGGGATCGTTCCTCGGCGGCGTGATCGGCGGCATGTTCGGCAAGAAAAAGAAAAAACCGCCCCACGCCAAAATCGTGCTGCAGATGGACGAGCAGGGCAGGTTCTGGGCCGATCTCTCGGACGTGGCCGGCGTCAACCAGGTCGTCGAGAACAACGCGACCTTCCAGGCGCTCAACGCGGCGCTGAACGATCCGCTGCAATACGACCCCGATGTCCTGCGCTCGCTCACGGGGAAGACCCTGCAGGGGGAGCGCGGCGGCACTGGCGAGAGCCTGCTGCCGAAGTTCCAGGAATACCTCGCGCCGGCGGCGCAGGCTGCGCAGGTGAACGTGGCCACCTGGCAGTCGAAGCTCGCCGCCACGGGGGGCGGTGCGCTCGCCTCGGGAATCGCCGGCTACGTCGGCAGCATGAGCGTGAGCGAGTACCTCTCGCCCGAGCGGCGCCTCGCTGGCGCGCGCACGATGTACGAGAACGCGCTCGCGCTGGCGGGCACGGGCGATGCCGGGGCTTCGGCTGCGCTGCCCGGTCTTGCGCAGGGGCTGCTCGGCGCTGGGCGCGACTACTACGCATCGGGGCCGCAGTTCCAGAGCCTGTTCGAGCGGGTCAACAGCGACCTCGCGCGCGTGCTCGACCAGCAGGCCTCGGCGCAGGAGGCGGTGCTGGCCGAGATGCCGGCGGCGCTGCGTGAGGCGAACCAGGATATGGTCATGCAGTTGAAAGCGCTGCGCGAAGATCTGAAGGCTGGCCTCGAGCGCCTGAACAGCGGCCTGCGCCAGATGGGCGGCAGTGAGTCCTTCGGCGGGGCGCCGGCATGATCAGCGGCGGCGCGATCGGCGAGTTCGGGATCTCGGAGCACGAGTTCACCCCGGTGGGTGACGACCCGGCGTTCCTCGCGTTCCTTGCGCGCGCGACCGCCCCGCGCTGCTACCTGCTCGAGCTCGATGCCTTCTCGCTCGCCTCCGCGGGCGGGGTGTCGGCGGCGATCTCGGATTCGGGGATCTCCGAGGTGGCGATCTCGGAGAACGCCGCGCCCGCCGCGGGCGGCGTGCGCACGCTGCGCTTCGGTTCGCAGGAGTACACGACCAGCGCCGCGGACTCACCCGCGCATACGCCTTACGAGGGGCGCATCGCGGACGTGCCGGTGGCCGAGCGCCGGATCTCGGGGCGCGACGGCGTGGGCGGCCTGACCGAGGTGTTCGCCGAGATCGCGCTGCGCAACGAAGACGGCGCGCTGGATTTCCTCAAGCGCGACTATGCCATCGAGGGCCGGCGCGCGCGCATCCTGATCGGCGATGCCACGGCCGCGCGCTCCACGTTCGGCGAGTTCTTCGTCGGCATCGCGAAGGCCGTGGAGCTCTCCGAGAGCGAGGTCAGGATCACGCTCTCGGACGGCTCGGCCAAGCTGCGACGCTTGCTGAACGAGACGCTCTACGCCGGCTCCGGGGGGCTCGAAGGCGGCGACGATCTCAAGGGCAAGAACAAGCCCGTCGCGCTCGGGGTGTGCCTCAACGTGCCCGCGCCGCTGGTGGACTCGGCCACGCTCATCTACCAGGTGCACGACGGCGCGATCGAGGACGTGCCCGCGGTCTACGACCGGGGTGTCGCGCTCACCAAGGGTGCGGACTATGCCGACGCCTCGGAACTCAACACGGTGGCGCCGGCGGCAGGCTCCTACCGGGTGTGGAAGGGCGGCGGCTATTACCGGCTGGGCGCGACGCCCGCGGGGCTGTGCACCGCCGACGTGAAAGGCGAGGCAAGCCCGAGCTACTCGGCGAACACCGCCGACATCGTGCTGCGCATCCTCGCGCTGCGCTGCGCGCTCGCGGCCGATGAGATCGACACCACGTCGCTGTCCAACCTCGCCAGCGCCGCGCCCGCCCCGGTGGGCGTGTGGTACGGCACCGGCGCGGTGAGCTGCGGGCAGGCGATCGACGAGCTGCTCTACGGCGTGGGCGCCTTCGGCGGGTTCGACCGCTCGGGATTGTTCAACGTGGGGCTGGTGGCCTCGCCCGCCGGGGCGATGTCGAGCTTCAGCGTGGACAGCATCGACATCCGCTCGGTGGAGATCGAGCACCTGCCGGCCTCGGTGGAGCCGATCGTCTGGCGCGTGGGCGTGGGCTGGCAGCGCAACTACGCGGTGCAGACCGACCTCGCCGCCTCGGTCACCGCCGCGCGCCGGACGTTCTGCGCGGAGGCGCTGCGCGTGTCCACCACCGAGAGCGTGAGCACGCAGAGCCGGCACCTGCTCGCGCAGGCGCTGGGGCCGATCGAGGCGCTCTACGCCGAGGAAGCCGACGCCCAGGTCGAGCGCGACCGCCTGATGGCGCTGTGGGGCGCGCGCCGGACCCTCTACCGCGTGGGCATGTTCGCGATCGGCCTCGCACGCGAGCTGGGCGATGTGGGCATCTTCAGCCATCCGCGCTTCGGGCTCACCGATGGCGTGGTCGGGCGCGTGGTCGGACACCGCGCCGAGGGCACGAGGACCGAACTGCTGGTGCTGACGTGAGCGGGCCATGAAAATCGCCTGGGAAAACCGCGCCGACGGCGCGGCGATCTCCACGGACTCGGAGATCAGCTCGTTGCCGGCGAGCCACGTGCAGGTCGAGCACGTGGGGCGCAAGTGGCGCACCGACGGCGATACCGCGGCGTACCTGATCCTCGACATGGGCGCATCGGTCGCCTGCGACATCGTGGCGCTGCTCGGGGTCAACCTCACGCCCACGGGCACGGTGCGCGTGCGGGCATCCGACACGGACCCCACCGTGGTCGGGAGCCTGCTGCGCGACACCGGCGTCCTCACGGGCGGCGCGAAGGCCGGCTACGGCGCGATCTACAAGGCGTTCACCGCCGCCACGGCGCGCTACTGGCGCATCGACCTCGATGACGCCGCGGCGCCCGGCGGCTATCTCGAGGTCGGGCGCGTGTTCCTCGGACCGTCGTGGCAGACCTCGGAGCCGCAGCTCTTCGACTGGGCGCCGGTGGTGCTGGATGCCTCCGTCATCGGGCGCTCCTACGGCGGGCAGACCTACGCCGACCAGCGCCCCAAGCGCCGCGGCCTGATGTTCGTGCTCGACTACATGGCCGAGGCCGAGATGTACGGCAACGCCTTCCGGCTTGGCTGGGAGCAGGGCATCACGGGCGACGTGCTCGGGATTCCCGACATCGACGGTTCGTACCTGTCCGAGCAGGCCGTCTTTGGCCAGCTGCAGGCGAACGAGCCGCTCTTTCACCGCCTGCCGCAGATCTACCGCCAGAAGTTCACCCTGATCGAGAGGCTTTAAATGGCACAGTTCCGAATCAAGCCGCGCGTGCTGGAAACCAGCCTCATCACCGGCGCGGGCACCTACACGCTGCTGGGCGCGGCCACCGGCTTTCAGGCGTTCCTCGGCGGCGGCGTGTCGGCCGGGGACCTCGTGCCCTACTACGCGACCGACGGCATCAACTGGGAAGAGGGCATTGGCACGGTGGGCTCGGGCCCGGCCACGCTTGCGCGCACGCACATCCACAAATCCTCCATCGCCGACGCCGCGATCAGCTGGGGCGCGAACACCACGGTCGAGATCCGCTGCGGCTGGGTTTCTCAACTTACCGCGCCGCGCGTGAAGTCGGTCTCGATCGCCGGCGGCGCCGGCACCCAGGTGCTAACGCAAGACGAGCAGCGCTGCGACATCCTGATCCTCACCGGCGTGCTGACCGGCAACCGCAACATCGAGGTCGACGCGACGCCATGGAAGTGGGCGGCGGTGAGGAACGACACCACCGGCGCATATAGCGTCACCGTGCGCGTCACCGGCCAGACCGGCATCCTGGTCGGGCAGGGCCGCGCGAAGGCACTCTACAACGACGGCACCGACGTGAGAGACCCCGCCGTCAGCTTCGATGCGGCGGTCGGATACACGCTCATCAACGGCACGCTCGTGCACTCGCGCACGGGCAACGCCGAAACCATTGCCGTCAAGACCCTCGCCGGCGCCGACCCCAGCGCGGCCGATCCGGTGCTGGTGGTCTTCCGCGATCAGGCCGCGACCACCGGCGGCTACGTGGTGCGCACGCTCACCGCAGCGCTCTCGCTCACGCTCTCCAGCGGCTCAACGCTGGGTTTTACCAGCGCGATCGCTGCGCGCCTGTGGTTCGCCATCTTCGACGACGCGGGCACCCTGCGCCTGGCCGCGATCAACTGCCTGACCACTGCAGCGAACGCAGGCTCCGGTCGCAATGTCACCGCGATCTACCCGCTACAAGGGTGGGGCATCGCATCGAGCACCGCCGAGGGCGGCGCGGGCGCGGCCGACAGCGCTCAAGTTTTCTACACCGGCGTGGCGGTTTCCTCGAAGGCCTATGCCGTGGTCGGCTATTCGACCTGGGAATCCGGCCTCGCCACCGCGGGCACCTGGAACACCGCCCCATCGCGCACCCAGCTTTTTGGCGCTGGCGTGCCGCTGCCTGGTAATGTGATTCAGACCGTCCGCGCGCCAGATGGAGCGGTGGCGACTGGGACGACGCAGATCCCACGCGACAACACCATCCCCCAGAACACCGAGGGCGACCAATACCAGTCGATGGCAATCACCCCTTCCAGCGCCGCGAACGGTCTGCGTGTGCGCAGCGCCGCCCAGCTTGCGAACACGTCCTCCCTTTTTATTGCGCTGGCGTTGTTCAAGGACTCCGTTGCGAATGCGCTTGCCGTCTCCACGACATGGAGCGGAAGCGCAGACCGAAATCTGCGCGGCACTGTCGATGCGTTTCTCCTGGCCGAGTCGACCTCCGCAATTACGTTCAAGATGCGCGCCGGCGCGGATGGCGCCGGCACGACCAGCTACAACGGAGAGGCTGGCGCACAACGCTGGAACGGCGCGGCGGCGTCCTATATCGAAGCAGAGGAGATTCAGGCATGAGGATGATTCGCGCACTCTACGAGCGGGAGCCGGAATTCCCGCCCACCGACCAGCACCCGGATGCCGAGCGCTTCGCGGTCAGCGCCGGGATCTTCCGCTTTTGCGATGCCGTGGGCGGAGAGCCCACGCAAGCCGAGCTCGAGGCGGCCGCCGGCGTCGATGCCGCCGGACTCGCGCTGAAGGCGCGCCGCGAGCAGGACGGCCTGGAGGTGAGCGATTGCGCGGTCGATCCGCAGGTGCTGCCGCTGATCGATCAGACCAAGGCCGAGTGGATCGCGTGGGCCGGGAACAACTTCCCGACGCTCACAGCCGCCGAACGCACGCGGCTGGGGATTCTCTTCTGGGTGGTCGCGGTGGGCGTGCGCTCGAAGTTGCGCTAGGGACCCAGCCGATGCGCTTCGCCATCGCCGCAGACCCCGCCATGCAGAAGGTGGCGGCCGCCGCGACTTCGGCCGCCACTGGCGCGGCGTCGTGGTGGACGGCCGACTGGTCGATCGCGGTGTTCGGCGTGCCGCTTTCGGTGCTGCTCGCGGCCTTTGCCGGGGCGGTGGTGGCGCTCACCTTTTTGCCGCCGGTGCTTTCCTTCCTCCAGCTGGTGGGGCGGGTGGTCATGGGCACGGTCGCCTCCGCTTACGTGACCCCGCTCGCGGGGTTCCTGTGGGAGGGGATTCCGCACCTGCCGGTGGCGTTCCTGCTCGGCCTCGCGGCGCTCGCGGCGATCGCGAAGGTGCCGGTGTTTCTCGACGATCTGCGCGCCATCGCGCGCAATCGCTGGGGCGGCGGCGGCTGGGGCGGAGGGGGGGGGCCGGTCGGATGAACGCTGCCTTGCTGCTCGTGGACTGGTTGACGGCGCTCACGGTGCTTGCCTTTGCCCTTCGCAACGTCAACGCGATGTCGCGCGCGACCTCGCACCGGGTGCGCGCGGCGAACGTGGTGCTGGCGATCTCGGCGGCGGCGATCGTGTTCGCGCCGGCCTACGGCGCGCCGCTTGCGGATGAGGCACGCGACTGGGCGCACCTGGGCGTGCTGCTTGCGGTGGCGGTGCTGCTTGCTTCAGGCCGGCGCGCGGTGGACCGCGCGATCGACAAGATCCTCGGGGTCTAGGTGATGCTGCCCCACCACCGCCGACCGCCCCGTACTGTCGGTGCCGGCTGGTGGGGGTGGGGAATCATCGTTGCAAGACATGATCACGCTCGAGCAGTACTGGATGGGGCGGGACGTGGAGTACGCCCACGAGCTCACCGGCGGGATCCGCGCGGCCGCCGAGGAGCTGGTGGGCAGGGTGAACCTGCTGCTCAACTTTGCCGAGGCCGACGGCGTGACGCCCGGCTTCGACCAGGCGACCGGCACGCACGTGGCAAGCGGCTGGCGGCCGGCGGCGGTGAACGAGCGCACGAGCAATGCCGCGGCCGCCTCCAGGCACCTCACCGGCCAGGCGGTGGACCTGCAGGACACGCCCGATCGCGCGCTCGCCGCGTGGTGCCTCGCCAACCTGCCGGATCTCAAGAATTGCGGCCTGTGGATGGAGCGGCCGATGTGGACCGGCGGCCGCGACCCGTGGGTGCACCTGCAGTCGGTGCCGCCGAGATCCGGCCGGCGCGTGTACATCCCGAGCACCATGCCGCCGCGCGCGCAGGCGCTGCCCGGCGAAGAGAACCTCACCTAGGAGCCGACCATGAAGAAGGAAACCCGCAAGCAGATCCGCAACACGCTCCACGGCGCCTACATCGACGCGCGCATCTGGGCGCAGGACCACCCGCGCACGGCGGTCGGCGTGGCGGCGTTCCTCGCGGGCGTGGTGGTCGGGTGGATCCTGCTGTGACGCCGCTGCGCGAGTGCCGGCAGCGCGGCTTCGGCTGGCTCCAGATCATCGGCGTGCTGCTCGCCGCCGCCTTCCTCGTGGGGGCGATCTACAAGCTCGTCAACTACGTCGGCGAGTGGATCGAGGCGCGCGACGCCGCGATCTTCGCCGCCGGCGAGCACAAGGCGCGCGCGGAGTACGAGGCGCGCGACAACGAGAAGCTCATCCAGGCCACCGCGCGCATCCGCGAGCTCGAGGCGGCCGCGCGCAAGGAAGAGGCGCGCCGCGCGCATGCCGTGTCCAGCGCCGTGGCCACCCACATCAAGGAGAAAAACGATGCTCACCGCAACCTGGAGATCCTGCGCGCTGCTCTGCACGATGGTTCTTTGCTCCTGCGCGACCCCGCCGCAGAAGCCGGGGCAGGGTGCCCCGGCAGTGGTGAGCGTGGAGGCGGCCGCGCTGCCGCCGATCCCGCCGGAAGTGCTGGACGAGACGGGGGAGGAGAGCTTCCTCGAGCGGCTGCGGGCGTTCTTTCAGGCCGCGCCAGCGACTTCCTCCTCACCGAAGCCGGCCGCGCCGACGCCGCCCTCGGCAAGCTCCGGCTCTGCCGCGCCACGCTGAAGGCCGAGCGCTCGGGCCGTCCATCCCCTTGACCTCTGCGCCCGCCGGGCGCAGAATTCTCCTCGTCTAAAGTCCGCCCTCACCCGAAGCCCCGCCTCGCGCGGGGCTTTGCTTTTCTACCGCGGCCGCGGCTGGCCGGTCTTGATCAGGAAGAGCTCAAAGAGGCCCGGGTGCATGCGCCGGTATTCCGGCGTGCCCTCGTCGGCCTCGTAGTTCTGCCAGGCGCGCAGCGTGCCGTGGATCTTCGCCGCGGCCTCGCTCTGCGTGAGCCCCGCGGCCTCGCGCGCCGAGCGCACCTGGGCGGGCGATGGCGAGCTGGCGGCCGCGCCGGCGTGCTTGTTGCGGTTCGGGTGGTTCGCCACGTCGCGCAGTTTAGCAGTCGCGGTCATGGCGAGGTCTCCGTCTCGGCGTCGGCCGAGATCTCGGCGCTCTCGCCACCAGGCAGCACGGCCCGCAGTTCGGCCGGCAGCTGCAGCACCTTCCCCTTCGCGTCGATCTTGTAGCTCCCCGCGTCGACGCACAACCCTCCCTTCCTCTGGCGGTAGACCCGCCCGATCGCGGATCCGTTTTTCTGGATCCGCGGCGCGGTCGACCAAGACCAGCCCACGCCGTCCACGTTCACCAGGTTCATCGCTCCGCCGCGGCAGATCTCCGCCCAGGCCTGCAGGCGGCGCTCCACGCTGTCGATCGGCTTCGGGCCGCTGCCGAACTGCGCGCGCGTCTCCGCGATCGCGGCGGCCGTGTCGTTGCTGTCGTCATCCATTGCAATCTCCTGGCCCCTGATCCGCGAGGCGCCGGTTGGCCGATCGGCCACTCCACATTCAGGCCGCGAGCCTCAGCTCCGCGCGCGGCTTGGATTCGGCGCGTTTAAACGCCGTGTTGCACTCGCCGCAGGTGGCATTGAACTCATCGCGCGCCACCCGGGCGATCACACCGCAGTCGCAGGCGAACTTGCGCAGCCGCGAGCCCGAGCCGGTGCCGCGCGACTTGCCGCCCTTGACGCCGATGCCGGCGCTGCAGGGGCGCAGCTTGAGCTGGAGGGGCATGCCGTTCGGCCCGAAGCCGCCGAAGGGCTGCGGGCGGCCGTCGGTGGGCGTGGGCAGCGCGGCGATCGCGTCGCGGATGTCGGGCGCGAAGCAGGCGAGCGAGTATTTCGTGCCGGCGGCGCGCACGTGGGTCAGGCCGAGCCTGCGGCAGGCGGCGAGCCAGCCCTTGCCGTGACCCTTGCCGATGCCCGCCAGCACGTGCCCGAGCTCGTGGAGGGTCGTGCCGGCGACCTGGACGGGGGAATCTTCGCCGAAGGCGCAGATCTCGGCGAAGGCGTGGTCGTGGCCGTTTTTCCAGCAGCCGAATCTCCGCTTTGCCGGCGCGAACGTGCGCGCGCGCTCGAGCACGTCGCGCAGCGCCGGCGTGAGCGGCACCACCACGCGCGCGCCCGAGCTGCCGGCGGTCTTGGTGGGCCGGAAGGCGATGCCGTCGGCGCGCACCTGGCTCCAGAGCAGACGCCGGATGTCGGTCGGCCGCTGGGCGGTGAGGTAGCAAAGCTCGACGAAGGCGCGCGCCATTTCGCCCGCCGGCGTGGGCAGGCCGTCTTCGCCCGTGAGGAGCGCGGCGCGGATCCGGTTGAACTCGTCGTCGGTGATGTAGCGATCGCGCCGCGGCGGTGCCTTGAGCCAGATCTCGCGGCAGGGGTTGTCCGCGCGCAGGCCTTCCTCCACGCACCAGCGAAAGAAAGTCGAGAGCCTGGCCTTGTAGCTGCGCGCCGCGGTGGGGCGGCCGGCGTAGAGGTTTTTCACCGAGCGCGCGACATCGGTGGGCTGGACCTCGGCCACGCCGAAGTCGGCGAACTCTTCGCCGGCGACATCGAGCAGGCGCTCGTGTTCCTTCTGTGTGGAGGCCGCCAGGCCCTTCAGGTACTCGGCCTTGAACTTCGCGATCGCCGCGGCGAAGCGCGAGAGCGGCAGCGCATTGACGCGCGCCGAGAGCGCGGCATACATGGCAGCCTCGCCCTCGGCGATGCGGCACAGCTTGTGCCAGCGGCGCTCGAGGTCAACGAACCAGTAGGAGCCGTGGTTTTCGTAGACCCGGTTGGGCAGGCGTCTTTTCATGATCGGACCGAAGGGCTGGGCGAGACGCGGATGGTGCCTCCGCGCGGCGAACGAGGTCAAGGTAGTGCTGGCGGCAGACGCTGACCGACCCGTCTGGCCGGCGGTGCACCGGGATTCCGAGCGAACGGAAATACTCCGCCTGGTGGTGCCCGCGCTTGTAGCCGGTGACTTCGAAGAGCTCGGCGGGGGTGAGCGTGAGGCTCACGACAGAACGATGGCGGCGGCGAGCAGGCCGCCGATTCCCCAGGCGGCCGCCTCGGTCCAAGCGTGCGCGGTGAAGCGCAGCGGGTTCTCCCAGTCGCGCTGGTGAGATTCGCGCACGGTGCCGCAGACGAGGGCGAGCAGGATGGCGAGGGCCGGATGCGCGCCCGCCTGGATCGCCAGGTAGCTGATCGCGGCGCCGGCGACGGCGTGGAGGAGGAGGTCGGTCATCGCGGGTACTCGTCGTGCGTGCGGCCGTCGAGCTCGCGGCCGGCGGCGCGCTTGCCGACGTGCACCGTATAGCCGAGGCCGTCGCCCAAGTGGCGTCGGTGCCGGCGGCCAGCCGCAATCGCTTCCGTGCCCTCCGCCGGTTTCCAGGCGCCCCACTGCTTGAAAAAGTACGGCACACTGGCTGCCGCACACTGGTCGCGTAGCGAGCGGAACCAGTCTGGGTGCGATGGCCGCGCACCGGGGCCGCTCTTCGTAGGTGCCGCCCTTGCCGCTGAAGCGGTGCGCCTGGCGCATCGCGTAGCAGTTGGTGCAGCCCTTGGAGACGATCGCGCAGCCGCGCACCGGGTTCCAGACGGCGTCGGTCCATTCGATGCTGGTGTCAGCCATCGCGCCCAGCCTTGCGCAGCGCCCGGCATTTCGCGACTTCGATCTTGTCTTTCTCCCGCGCCTCGGCGATCGTCTGCCATTGCATGTTGGCCGGCGTGTCGGGCCCGCCGGCGCAGAGCGGCACGATGTGGTCGATCACGTAGCCAGGGCACGCTCCGCGCGGCTCGCCGGTGGCGGGGCATGGAGCAGCCTTCTGGAAGGCCCGCTTCGCGCTCGTGGAGCGCTTGATCGGCTCGGCGCCGGTGGAAGACCAGGCGAGGATGCAGGCGAGGGCAAGCGCGGCGACGCGGGTCATCTGTTTCCAGTCGGCCGGGTAGCGGCCCCTGTTTTCTGCCTTGATCGGCATCAG